TATCGTTAAGGGGTTAGCCTACCTCTTCATGATTGGCCTTCCTCTTCCACGGCTCGTTCGGGGACGCTGGCCACGCCAGCTGCCTTGTCCCCTTCGATTCCCGCTATCGCTATCCCGAGCACCGCCTTCCCCTGTTCCAAGGCATGTTTTGCCTTTGTCAGGGTTTGGCTTGTTTGGCGCACGGTTGCAGCCACGTGGTTGACTTGTCTTACCGCGGATGGCAGGCTGATCTCGCCAGTTGCGGCCGTCAGAGCCGCGTCCAGCTTTCGCAGAGCATCCACCATCTGGTCGAGCTCTTCCAGCTCGTCCTCCACCTGGTGCTTCAGACATGTGAGTTCCTTGACTGACATCCTCGCTTAATAACGGCCCTGCCCGGTGAATCTCACCGTCCACCACAGCATCCACCTTGACCTTTGGTGTCGGAAGGTCAAAAGTAGGAATACTGTCCACTGGCCCGTTATAATTGCGTAATACATCGATGTGATCCTTGAGCTCAGAGGCCGAAACCCCCAAGCTCTCAGCAACGATCTCCAAATGACCATCCTCTTGTGGCCAGGGCGCTGCTAGGAACTCTGATCGACTAGCGAAATATGGCACGTCTTTACACTTGCCGGGTATAAACTCAGTGTCAGCTTTAACGTTGCGCAGGTAGCAATCACACCAATCACTGATAAATGGTGTCCTCGCATCTGTGACTAAATAGCCTGATGCCTTTGCTATACCTGCTTCCTCTAAGCTAACTAGAGTATCCGCGGTCAAGTGCAGTTTCATGAGACTGCGCTTCGGGTCCTGCATGGAGGCAGGAGTAGTCCACGGGTCCACAAATGTTCGCCCGCATACCGTGATTGAATCTCCCCTAACGGCTATCTTCTCGATAGTCACCTTCAGACCTAACCGCTCCGCAACGCGTATTCGCGTGCTCTCAGGCACTCTCCCAAGGGTTTGGATTCCATCGTCGCCACCAACTAATCCCACCATCTTGAACGCCTCGTCCGGTTCCGTTTTCACGGTACGGAAGCAAGCGTACTGGTAGAAGGCATTGATCAGTGTGTTGCCATCAGTTGTAAGTGGTGATCCACTAAGACGACTGTGCCCTGGGTTGTACTTGACATCGCCATGTCGTGCCTTCGGATCAAACTCATCCATTATGAGTTTCCGCAGCTCGTCCCGATGCCCGGGTGCCACCCACCGCATGTATGCCGCAAGCTCAACGTTGGTCCGTAGAAATTCGTTGATATGGCCATCAAATCGACTAAAGTCGGTTACGACAATGCTCTCAGAGTTTAGAGCCAAATCATGTACCATAGCAGCAGTGCGTTTGGGGGTCCTACCGGGCAAATACCATTTCTGCGACAAAAGGTGCGTCTTCTTGAAGGCATACGTAAAACTTGACAGCCTCAAGTTGTGGGTAACTGGAACTGTGGAAATGTTCCGCGGCTCATTGGCCGTGGCATAGCTTTCACGTTTCTGCATAGCAGACACGCGAAACCTCTCCACAAAATCCCACAGAAAACGAAGACTCCTTTGTCTCTGCAGTGGTTTATCCTGGTGCATGATCACTTCCGACACGGGCACTGGTTTCCCAACACCCGTGGACGGAACCAACCGCTCAACGAACTCCCTAGCATACTCACTGTATACCGAGCTAACCTTAACAGCCGAACTTCGCTGCTGAGGTTTCTCAACGCGCCCACGTATGGATGACTTGACATTCTCGCCATTCTCGTGTGGGAACATAGCCTCACAACCACCCAAAGGTGGGGCTGCATACCGTCGTCCGTATGTCTTGTTGATCTTGTAAACATCAGACGGGGTAGCGTCAGGCTGTATCGCAGTGTAATGAGTAGCTTCTTTCGGGTAGTATTGCTCAGTGGGTTTCACTTGCAACCCGTCGAGCTCCAATAGATAAGCGTGAACTATTGGCGCACCAAAATCTAGCTTAGACCGCCGAGCAGTATCGCTGAGGTTCTTGGCAGTCGCACACGCGTGTGCGATAGATATTTCCTCAAACGATGCCAATGGTAGACAGGCCGTGGCCACTTGCCCTTTCTTGCCGATGGATATACTGGGCGCATCACTGCCATAACTGATCATCGCGTTATAGTTTTCAGTGACACTGTACTTCACTCGTTGCAGTTTAGCTCCTTCGTAAAACCGCGACAGGTATGATGGTATGAGCGCTTTCGGCGTTACAGACACAATCCTTCTATGCTCGGATAAACGCCACGTGTCGACAGTGCTGACGACAGTAGCATAGGTCTCCCAACCAAGCATGTTGAACATAGTGTCTAAACAAACATATAAAGCAGAACGGGAACGATATGGAGTGAGTACATGATCCTGGGAATAATCCCATATTGGATGCTCCACTGTCTTTCCCCCTGCCACCCGATACTTCACCTTGTTATCATCAATAGTGAAGTAGCCCTCAGCCACTGGTCCTGCCACCTTCTCCGGATAGAAGGTGTAAAAGACCGCCGGTCGTAGGCCCGATAACACGTAGCTCATGTCGACATAGTAGTCGACATCGGTCATTACGACAACGTGTTTGTCCGTAATCGGGTCCTCGAAATACCGTTGGCTAAAGTCGGCGGCAGTATGCATATGGCGCACACCAGCCACACCCGGTTCACGCTCTGATGGTGATATAACATAAGGTTCCAGCCCGAGGGCTGCAACCATGCTATGAATGCTTTGAGTAGCAGCATTCCTCTCACGTGCGGACTCCGGGTGCGGATGTCCTGGTCGCATATTTCCATAGTAGAACTGCTTGATGTGTTGTTGTATCAACCGGCGCGTTCCATCATTTATCCTTGAAGTATTCCATGATGCAAAGCAAGAGGCCACGCCGCGTGCGGCGTGTCTCGCGTAGGACGTGCTTGCAAATGCTGAGCACAACTTCCACGCTGTAAACAGCATGAAAACGTTCTCAATACATAAGCGCACTAGGTCCGAGGCTGGCACGTATGCCAGCAACGTAGGTAGATATACACATAGGCTCAACAACACGGGAGGTTTTGGTAACCAAGCCATGTT